ATTGGCGAAAATCTATTCGGAGGCAGTAAACGGCCATTCCGATTTAGCGCGAGCGGCCAAAGCAATCCAAGCCAACCTTCCAGAATTGAGGGATGAAGGCGTCTCGTTTATGGGGCCGCTTGGGAACAAAGGCCAGCGCATTGCAGATGCCATCGCAGAAATCAGAGATCGCAGTCGTGGCCGTCTCTACGAAGTAGACATCAACGCCGAACCCGATGACTTTCTTGATTGGGACAGGCCGTTGAGCGAGCAAAGCGCGAAGGTGCAGAACGCTTACAACGCAAGCGTAAAGCCGAAACTTCGCACTCGTGAGATTGGCAACAATCCTAACCTTGGCAATCTGACTGACGTTTACATCGACGGCAGCGGCTCGCTTGGCGTGTTCACGAAGGACCAAATTGCCGACGTGATGGAAAACCCCGCGAAGTATTCCCCATTGCGGGGCGATACGATGGCGCGAGACGAGGCATTTACAGCTAGCCTCCGCGAAGCAGGCATTCCCGGCATCAAGTACCTAGACCAAGGCTCTCGTGGAGCGGCTGACGGAACCCGCAATTACGTTGTGTTTGATGACAGCGCCGTCAACATCATCAACAAGGCTGGTTTCACTGGAGGCCGCAAGCCCCCCGTCTCAAACGGCCTAGCAGGCAAGGGACCGCCGCAAAAGAACGGCTTCGGAGGCTCTAAGCCTCTCCCCATGGATGAAGGGGCAAGGATGGGAAGAGCGAGAGAGCAGGGGTTTGATACCGACAAGGTCTGGCATCATTCCGACGCGGACGGGATGAAAGAGCTTGACCCGAACAAGGGCGAGCTAGGTTTGCACGTCGGAGACGATTTCGCAGCCTTTGGCGTCCACCAGACAAGGGCGCGTGGACGTAAGTTCAGCGGACGCAAACCAGAGCTTCTCGAACTCTACCTCAAAGGCGACTACGCTTCATCACCGGATCTACAAAACTTTGCCAAACCCGGAGCATATATTTTTGCCCGTAAGTCGCCTCGGCAGAGCGCCGAGTTTGATGGTCGGTACGATAAAATGTGGAAGGATCTCGACGCCAAAGCAATCGACATTGCGTCAAGACATGGCGACACTATTGAGGCGCGCAAAGAATGGCGAGACGCGGTTCACGAAGCGGCTCGCAGTAACAACATAAGCGGCTGGGAATATCTGAACGAATACGAAGGCGGCGTTTCCCGTGTTGTTTTCCAGACCAACGCAGCACGCCGCACAGACGCCACCTTCGACCCCTCTCAATCAAAAAGCAGCAAGCTTCTGGCGGGGGTAAGTGGACTTGGCGGCGTTGGGCTGATTTCAGCCGCCGCGACAACGCCAAAGGACGAAACGAAAAAGCCCCGCCGGTGAGGGCGGGGCTTCGTTCTAGGCTGCACGCTTCTTGTATTCGCGGAGGGCAACAAGAAGCTTGCCGGGGTTCAGTGGTTCGCTCTTGTCTTTCAGTTGACGGGCGAAGCCGTAAGAGGCGAACACGTTAACCAGCGAGATGAAGAAGCAGGCGGGCCAGAGCGCCCAACCAGGGGCGAGCTGATATTCGCCGTTGAGGTGGTCAAGCCCAATGTGATTGAGCCCCGCCTCGATGCAGCAGAAGCCAAGGGCGAGAAGCCCAGCGACGACCGCAGTAAACCAGTTTCGCGTTTGCCATGCTTCCTGCACACGCTCGACAGCCTTGGACAAGAGAAACACGATAACCGTCATGGCGACGGTCAGAAGCGTTCCGGGGATCCATCCCTTGGCCCAGAAGCCTAGGGTGGCGGTGACAACCGAGAGCCCGACGAAGGCAAGGCAAGCCTGCTGTTCAAAGGGACGCTCTTGAGTATATTTCTGCATAGCCGGGTCCTTTCCGGTTAGGGCCGTGGGTGAGGGGCTAAACCTCCCCGCGGCCTGTTAGTGTTGATTTTCAAACATCTTCAGGCGTCAAGTATTCGCCCGACGAATACAGAATAAACCTTCGCTCATGAGGCGAAAGGTTACTTCGGCGCTGTAACGTGAAGTAATTTCGCAAAATCAAATCACATTATCGTGAGTATAACCGGGGAGGCCCCACATGGCCACGCGCGAAGCAATAAACCTGTCTCCGAGAGAATGGCTTGCGTCCCGCAGGCGCGGCCTGACCTTACCCCAGGTCACGGACATGGTTGAGCATCTTTACTTTGGGGACGTCCACGAAGAGCAGCCCCCAGCGCCAGCCAGCGCGCCGGCCAGTGCGCCGGCCGAGCCCTACACCCCCGACTTCACGCTGATCCCTGACCAGTTGGCGAAATACGCAGAAGCTGACGAGAGCGCGGAGGATTTCCGGGTGCGTGCGTTCAGCCTGCTGTTCAGGTTCGGCATTGCGGACGGGGAGCATTTCGAGGGCGCTGGCCCGCTCTCGGCTGATGAGAAAATCATGTTGCTGCCGATGCTGGTTGCGAACTTCGCGGCAGGCAACTGGCTGGGTCTCACCGAGGACCTGAAGCCGTAAACTATCTGAAGGGGCTGGGAAATGGACGACGATTACAACGAGCGCCTTAAAGCGCTCAAGCGAGAGTTGCGCGAGTTTTCGGAGGATCTGGATACGCTGCGGAAGCGCAAAGCGAACGGAGACGATGTGGAGCAGGTAGTTGCAAAAGTCGTGGCGATAGAGTCCGAGATGCGGACCAAGTTCGGCGCGCTCGCTAGCCAGAACACTGAAATCCAGTCGTCGCTGTCCGCAATCGCGCACAAGCTTGATTCGCTCGCTAACGACCTTTCCAACCAGAAGCGTGAAGTTAACACGCTTCAGGAAAGCAACAAGGGCAACGTCTGGGCGCGTATCCCGGCTCTGGCCTACGTGTTCATGGCAATCGGCCTGTTCGCCATGCTCCAGCTTGGAATTGAGAAGTGGGCTGAGTTCCGTGGGGTGGCCCCATGAGGTTCCCCACCAAGGCCGAATGGATCGGCGCGGGGCGATGGGTCAAGGATCACGCTCCCGCATTCACGGTTGTGTTTGTCACATTCAGCGCGCTCTGGTTCGCCGTGGCGCTGTGTTGCCTGACGCTCTACGTGTTCGACGCCAGCTTCTATCGCGGCCTCGCCCCGCCAGGAATGGAGCTATGGTTCCAATTCATCGGCGTCTGTTTCCGTACCGTGGTGATATTTGGCGGCCTCGCGATAGTCTGGGGCAAATCAAACAAGCTGCCATCTAGCGCGCTATCAACGCTGCGCTTCCTGTTCATCATGTCCTTCTGCGCCGTGATGGTTTCAGCGTTAGGATACGTCTCTGAAGGAGGTGACTACCACGCGCGTAAGGCCGGCGCTGCTGTTCAGACCGAGACCGTCACGGTTGAGTCAGCCGACGCGCGCCTAGCCCGGATCGATACGGAGAAGGCAGCGGTTCGCGCAGACCGCGACCGGCTTGTTACCGGCGCCCGCGAAAGTATGAGGCTTGTCCTTTCGGATGGGATAGGCGGCAATGACAACCTTACCGCGTTTGAAGCGCAGATTGCGGCGTATGAGAATGACGCACGAACCAAGCTCTCCGCGCTCGATGAACAGGTCAAAGCCATCGAGGGCGAACGCCTGACGGCTCGTCAGACAGCGACAGAGAACGCTGTGGGCGACCCCGGGCTAGCGACCGTCTACCGCTTCCCTGAGCGTTATATCCCCGGCTGGAGTGGAATAACCGCCAGAGACACGTTCAACGTGTTTTGGGTAATCCTGCTTGAAAGTATCGGGGCCTTCGGAGCGCAATCTTTATTGGCGATGCAGATGGCCCTTAGCAAGCGCAAGCAGGCGCAGGCCGCTGGCGCGCTGGGGGGTAAGACCACCTCCCGCAGGAACCGCGTCAGGGGCAAGCTGAAGGCCATTGAGGACCTACGCAAGGAGAAGGCCGCAACAGCGTCCGACCTCTCCGAAGAGCTGGACCCGATCGAAGACGACGACCTTACCGAAGACGATGAAGACGACGAACCGGAAGCGCCTAGGCAGGCTGCGGAGTAATTGCGATGGCGATTGAAATCCTGCGGCGCCGTCCTGTTGCGGAGCTTCAGCCGGGCAAGGCGGCGCTGCGCCTTATCACATCGTTCGAGGGGCTATCGCTCAAAGCCTACCGGGACAGCGTGGGCATACTGACTGCGGGCTATGGACACATTGGCCCGGATGTCACCGAGGGGATGCAGATCACGCTGAAGCAGGCCGACGACTGGCTTGCCGAAGACATTGCCGAAGCGTGGGACATCGTCCGCACATCGGTGCAAGTCCCTCTCACGCAGGGCGAGGCCGACGCGCTCACGTCAATCGCATTCAACATTGGCCGCGTGCCTAGGTCAATGCTCGCAGCGTTGAACGGAGGTTTGAGCGACAAGGGCGAGGCGTATTCGCCGGGCAGCTATGGAAGCGCCCTCAAGCAGTTCGTTCGCAATTGCCGGGCAGGGGGCGTGCCCTTGAGGGGCCTGTACCGACGCCGGCTGGCCGAGGCTTGCGTCTACTCGGATTTGCCCTTCGAGAACGCTTGCAGCATCAGCGTCGTGCAGCTCGAAGTAGACGCATCCAAGAACATCGTCCCATCGGGCACGACCTCGCTCGAAGACACCCTCATGCGCGCTCGTCAGGACGTGCCCATCATGCGCCCTGATGCAACCGACGTCATGCGCGCTCCATGGCCCACGGCGATCGATCAACCGATCCCGCGCCAATCCACAGAAGCAATCCCGGTTCAGCTCCCCGTTCCTGACGAGGACGAGCTTCTCCTCGATCAACCTGCGGCCCCGCCAAAAGCGGACGCCAAGGGATCGCCGTCGGTACACCCCCAACCCGTGCCGGCGGCGGTTCCCTCAGTTAGTAAGTCGGAACCTGCGAAGCCTTCGAACAGCACGCAAGCGCCGATGAGTGCGACGGTGGAGAAGTCAGCAGCCGCTCCGGCTTCTCCGCCGCCTGCACCCGTTCCGCCTCCCAAGCCGGTCATCATCGGCCCGCAACCGATCAATCCCAACGCGCTGCCAAACAACGCGGACACGTCCAAGAACATGGCGGATTCAACCCGCATGACGGGGATGATCCTCGTGGGCATCGGCACAGTCGTTCAGGTGGTCACGCTAAGGCTTGGCGTAGGCACAGCCATAGGCGCGGTGTTCTTCGACCTCACGCGCGACCCTGTCGTCATCACGTTAGTCGTTACGGCGATTGTAGGCGGGCTTGG